GGCAGTAGAGGATGCTTGGAAGAAATTTTGCAAGCGGCAAAACTACACCGTGACAGGCGACGTTACAGAGCATGAGTTTGACTGCATCTTCATGCGCTCGGTATTTGTTACCGGCGGAGGCTTGGCCAGGATGGTAAAAGGCTACAACCGCAATCCGTTTAGATTTGCGATGCAGGGGATCGCAATGGAGCGACTCGATCCGGAGCTGTATGACAAAGAACGGCGTATTTTCATGTCTGTCGAAAAAGACGGATTCGGGGCAGTCACAAAGTATCACGTTTTGGATAAACACCCAGGCGATAGATGGGACGGTAGAGTGATAAACGGACCGCGACAGACTCTCGATGCCAGCGAGGTTATCCACGCATTCATCAAACATGAGTTTTCGCAATCTCAGGGATTGCCTTGGTTGAGTAACTGCCTGACCAGGCTGCGTATGCTACACGGCTACGAAGAAGCGGAACTGATTGCCGCTCGCGCCCATGCAAGCAAGTTAGGGTTTTTCGTTTCTGATTTTGATTCTCCCGCTGGCGGATACCAAGGCGAGGGGAAAGACAATTTCGGGAATATCAAAATGGACGGCAGCCCTGGCAGTTTTGAAAATCTGCCTCCCGGCGTCAGGCCAGAGCTACTTGATCCGACGCATCCAAACCAAAACCTACCAGGATTCCGCAAAGCAATGTTGCAAGCTGTCGCGGCAGGTCTGACAATTTCGTATCCGCAACTAGGCTCTGATTTGGAAGGCGTGAACTACAGCTCAATTCGCCAAGGCACATTGAGCGAGCGCGATATGTGGAAGCTGGTGCAGAAATGGTATATTGACGAGGTGAAAACTCCGATCTTTGAGCAGTGGCTCGAGATGGCGATCATGTCAGGCGAATTGGCTTATGATATCTCTGATTTTGACCGATTGGCGCATCCTGAGTTTCAAGGGCGACGGTGGGAGTGGATCGACCCAGACAAGGATGCCCGGGCAGAGGATCGCAGGCTCAAAAACAGACTGACATCTCACCAGAGACTCGCGCGTAGCAAAGGCGAGGATATCGAGGAGATATTCGACGAAATCGAGGCTGACTCGGCATCTGCTGAAAGTAGGCAAATAGATATGTTTTTGGACATACCAGACGTTCAGCCAGCACCAGATGAAGTAGGCTAATTTGCCTTATCGTTTTTATGTGTTTTCTTTTTAATGTGAAGACGCAGCAGAAACAGACATGGTATAACCTTTCGCAAGAAGGTTCAGTTGCCGACATCTCTATTCACGACGAAATCGGTGGATTCGGAGTGTCAGGCAGTAGCTTCCTCGCAGAGATGCAGGCGATGGAAGGAGTAGACGAAATCAATCTTTCAATACACTCTCCCGGCGGCGACGTGCTAGAAGGATGGGCGATCTACAACGCTATAAAAAACTTTGAAGGCATCGTTTCCGCAAAGGTAGAAGGATTCGCTGGCAGCATGGCATCGGTCATTCTCATGGCGGCAGATGAGATCGTTATGCCAGCTAACAGCTATTTGATGATCCACAATCCGTATGTAGGACTTGTCGGCGATTCCCAGGCTCTTGGAGACGCCGCCGCTACGCTAGAGAAGATTCAAAACAGCATTGTTTCCGTTTACGTCGAGCGGACCGGGCTAACACGCGAGCAGGTCCAAGATTTGATGGATCGCGAAACATTTATGGATGGAAACGAGGCTGTTGATCTCGGTTTTGCAGATCGAGTCGAGGAAAGTTTCAAGGCCGCAGCTTTCAAGGAGTCATGGGCGAACAGCATTACAAAAGATTTACCAAAAGGGTTGGTTTTCGGGGAAACCGAACAGCCCGAAACAAAACCAACAAACCAACAAGAACTACCTCACAACATGAGCGAAGAAGTAAAGCCGGAAGCACCGGCCATCAACATCAAGGACATCCGCGACGAGGAGCGTCACCGCATCGGAGAAATTTCCGCTATCGGCCAGCGTTTCAACGTGGACGAGAAGGAAATCAACTCTGCAATCGACAGCGGCAAAGCTACTGACGAATTTCGCGCCGAGGTGATGAACAATTTCGACCCAAGCAAATTTGCAGCAGGCGGATCAAACGAGTCTGTCTACGTCGGCGAAAAAGAAGTTCAGAGTTATTCTGTTCTTAAAGCAGTCAACGAGCATATCAACGGCGGATTGACCGGCCTTGAGCGCGAGGTTCAAGACGAACTTTCTCAGCGTTTCCGCGCAGCATCCGGCGACACTCCAAAGGGCATTCTCATTCCCGGCGAAGTTTCTCACGGCGTAAAGAACGCAGCTACAGTTGGAACAACCACTTCCGGTGGTCACACCGTAGCAACGGAATTGCAGCCAGTCGTCGATTATTTCGAGGACTACTCGCTTCTTCCACAGCTCGGAGCAACGATCTTTCGCGATGCTACCGGCAATCTGAGCTTTCCAACTGCGACAAGCGGCTATGCAGGAACTTGGGATTCGGAAACTGACTCAATTGCACAAGCCGACGCCGTCTTCAGTTCGTTCACAATGAGTCCCAAGCGAGTGGGCGCAGGCACTAGCGTTTCTCTCCAACTCCTCCAACAGTCATCTGTTGATTTCGAAGGCTGGATTCGATCCAAGCTCGGACAAGGCATCTCGATTGCCATTGACCGTGGAGCATTCACCGGAGCAGGCGGAGACCAACCAACTGGTATCCTCTCTGCATCTGGAACGACCGCTTACACTTGGCAGGTCGGCAACTCTGCCCACCAAAACGTAATCGACCAGTGGAAGGAACTTCGCGATTCTAAAGCTCCGCTCACATCGGCCAAGTGGCTCTCTGAGCCAGGCGTCACTGCTGACTGGATGGCGACTCCAAAAGAGTCCGGCCAGGCCAGCTACGTTATCGACGAGAATCCAAACGGAACTCAGCGTGCGCTCGGTTACGAGTATTACGACCACACCGACATCACTGCCAACAAGGTAATTTTTGGAGAGTTTAGCTATCTCCTGGTATGCCTTTGGGGAGGAATCGACCTCGTTGTTGATCCTTACAGCAGCAAGAACTCGGGAACGGTTGAGCTGTTCGCGAACGCATTCGCTGACGCAGCACTTGAGCAACCTTCCGCCTTCGTTATCGGAGACAACGGAACTACTCACGCATAATTCACCAGATAGCCCGGAGGCAATTCCTCCGGGCTATCACATCCCGCTGATGAGATGAAAATTTACTTTTCAAAACCCAACGTAAACTACAAGGGCGAGCCTCAACCACAGGGAACCGTTCTTGATGTCGACAACGCACAACACCAGGCAGCTTTGTTGTCAGGCGGCTGCAAGATTTACGATCCAGAGATTCACAAAATCAAAAAGCCAGCACCGGCCAAAGCCAAAAAGGTAAAGACCGATGAGGGCTAGACCGTCATATATTGCACCTTGCCCAGGTCCGAAAGAGAGCGGTAGAAACCACTCGATGCTTCACGCACTGAGGACCGGCGCAGGCTTGGCATTTGATACGGTTGCGAGTCTCGAGCGAGACGTTAAAGCGTGGAGGTCATTGCCCGAAACCGACAGAGATTCAGCGGCGAAAGCTGCCGGAATCGACGCGGAAAATCTTGAAATGGCAATCGACTCAATGGCGGCGGCACTCCCACAAGCGCAGCAGCCAAAGACGAAGAAAACAAGCAAAGCAAAGGACTAATTTTTCCACAGGGCGGATAATTCCGCCCAGTGTCCCATCCATCCGCGCAAGGGCGGCGGAGTAATCCGCCGCCCTTTTTTCATCATGGCAAACAACCTGACAGCAGACCATACCTTAGCGTTCGACGAGGCGTATTCGCTTTCGGGGGCATACGTCACGATTGAGGGCGAGAGCATCCGCGCAATTATTCCGTTTGAACTGTCAGAAAATCAGTCATTCGGAGATATGGGAGAGATGGAGTTCACCGGCGAGACGAACATAACCGTTTTGGCTGACGACCTTCCAACTATCGACGCAGAAAGCACTGTTTCTCTTGGAGGGGCCGAATACAGAATTACAAACCTTTCACAAGAGGGAACTATCGCAATCCGTCTCACTATAGAAAAACCGTAATGGCTGACCCACTAGCAAAACGTGTTGAAACGGTCATAGTAGGGCTGATTGAGGCGCAACTATCTTCCGCCCAGGTCGTTCAATTTGGCGACATTGAGCGAGCAGGAAAAACATACGTCGCGGTCAGGTGCAGCCAAAACGGGGAAGACCCGGCAGGCGCAGGTATTTTTAACCTATCGCTAGAGGTAATGGCGCACGGGCAGCATTCCCAAGACGATATTGCTACACTCGAGGCAATCTTTGACAACTGTTACGAATTTTCAAATGCCGTCAGAGTTGCAGCAAGTGGTTCGTTTGTCTTGCCACAGGGCAAGGCTATAGACGTGGACGGATCATCTAAAACCGGCGACGCACTAGATACAGAGTATCGCTACACTTTTTCAATTTACGCGCAGACGCAGGAAATATCTGACTCTGCATAACAACAACAAATATCATGGCAACACCATCTTACATTCAAGCAGGCGGACACGTCAGAGGAATTACCTCTGCGGAGTCTGGAATCAACATCTCAAGTTTCAGCGAGAGTTTCAGCAACGAGAAAGCACTCATTCTCGACCGATTCGGAGGAACTACCGGATTCGCTACAGACTTCGATCCGCAAAGCACCGTATCTATTGAGGGCGAAGTAACTACTGCGCTCGATTCAGTTATGTCTGCCGCATTTGCGACAGCTCTGACTATTGCAAACAGCACCGACGCATACGACTCAACTTCGGGCGACTACTTCCTAGAGTCTATTGAGCTGTCAGCGAGCCGCGACGCTTTCCAGACGGCATCTATCGAAGCCGTTCGCTACAATGGCGTAACAGCAGCGTAACGGGTCGGATGGGACACAAGTGGAATAAACAATGGATGTAGGGATTGGATTCAGAGCAGTTAGCGGCGACAAGGACGACCGGATCGGATTTGCTGCGGCGGCGGTATCAGTAGGTTTTGACTTGGTGGAAGAAACGCCGGGAGTTTCGAACGTCTATTCTGAGGAAAACAAATACGAGCCGGACAAACCTGGCGATATTAAATATTTTCTGCCGCTTTCAAAAGGCGCAATAGAAGTATCTGATTTGGCAAAGGTATGGATCGACCCATCGGCGGCACTTAACGACGCGGAATCATTGCCTGCCAGAATAAAGTCAGCAGCCAACGCTCAAGAACTAGCGGCTTTATGCGTCGAATTTGATTCAATCTATATTAAGGCCGCGTTTGCTCACATGCGCCTGTTCTCTCTGAATAGGATCAAGCTGCCCGGTCAAACATCCGACGAGGACAACGCATCTGCATATCTCGATTTGTTCGCTCGAAAGTTGGAGGACGCGCACGATAAAACTAGCAGAACGAAGCTGGCAAAGTCACTCGCTGCGAATTGGAAACCGGCAATGGTTAGCTGGCTAAGAGCATACCGCTCTAATTTTCTGGAGCTTGCGAATTTGTGGAAGGAAGTTCCAAAGAGTTTGAAAATCAAGAGAGGTAACGGCCTGCCTCCTTTGGTTTTACCGCAAGGGCCAAAATTTGAACAAATGTTAAAACGATGGACTTAGGAGAACAAAATTTAAACTTGGACATTCTGGAAGAACCGGAAGAAATACAGATTGACACTCAAGACGAGGCTTTTCTGAAATCTGATGGAGTAAGAAAAATTTCATTTGGAGGACCAGACGGGCGAGATGTTAAATTGCAGCCTTTCAATACGCACCGCCAGGTCGCAGCGCAAAAGCTCGGCATGGAGTTTTTCAACATGGGCGAGGAAGCATTAGAGGAGTTTCAAGAGCGGGAAACTTACAACGGCATTTTTCAAGATGCCGTCATCGTCGTCTACCTCTGCGCCCATCCTGTTTCACTCGCGAAAAAGGCTCTACGTGTTCCTGCAAAGGTAATGGGCGAGGCGTTGAATTGGGCCGAAAAAGCAGGCGTTCTTGTCGGAAACGAGAAACACGGGGAGTTGATCGCTGCCTTCGGCGACATCATCGGAGACATCATCGCATCTGTAGCGGAAATCGACCAGACCGGAATGCAGGCAGCCGATGAGAGCCTGGGAAAGTAATTGGATCGGTCTGCGAATATGTCGCTACAGTCTCAGAAGCGACTCACGGTTCCATGACCGTTGAGCAGATTTTAGATATGCCAGTAGCTCAAGGATTGCAGCTACGTAGCGCGGGATTGATTGCCAAA